AACCTGACTAGCATCGGATGTCTCGCCAGAGTTTCAAGTTGCGCGGTCTCTCTACTTGAGGCCGTGTCTGCTTTGGAAAGGAAGCGAGATGTGGACCGGCTAGAGAAGAACGTCGCCAAGTGGTTTAGCTGGCAGGGTAGGCTTGTTGCGAAGAAGCTCCCATCACTGAAGAAGTATTTCCAAGAGTCTGCGGCAAGCGACATAGACTCGATCCTAGAAGGCGCGTTCAAGACAACGATCAACGACGGCGAGCGGTTCATAGTTGACGGGCTGCGTGATGGTGTCGAGGCAGGCTGGGACGATCTGTCTGACGAGCTATCAATGCAGAAGGCGTTCGCGCTGGATGATCCCAAGGCTACCGCGTGGGCTAAGAAGCAAGCTGCTAAGGATGTTACCAAGGTCAACAATACGACCAAAGAGATAATCGGGGAAATGGTCACCGAGGGCATCGACGGGGGGATGGATTACGATACGGTTGCCAAGCAGATCACCAAGCGATTCTCTGAGTTCGCCATTGGCAAGCCACAGGAGCACATCCAGTCTAGGGCGCACTTGGTCGCCATCAATGAGAACGCCGTCGCCTACGAGCATGGGCAGCGTGAGCTAGTTGACGAGATTACGGACGCAGGTATCGACATGGCGAAGTCTTGGAAGACCGTTGGAGACGATAACGTAAGTGATGGATGTCAGAGGAACGCGAATGAGAACTGGATCAAGTCAGACGCATCATTCTCAAGCGGAGATCAGAACCCACCGCGATTCCCAGGATGTCGGTGCAGTTCGCGGTACAGAGTAGCGAGGGAGGCGTGATGCACTATCTGAATCTGCAAGAGGGAAAGCGTCGAGCTAGGGTGCTAGCGCGTTTATATGATCGCCGTGAGGCAGAATTCAGCTTCTTGTATGAGGGTTCAAAGACAGAGCAGCTTTTCGTTCGTACTCGTAAGCTGTGCAGTTGCGCTATGTGCGGAAATCCTCGCAGGCACTTCAAGGGCAAAGACAGATTGACGCTTGCTGATAAGCGGCAGAACGATATGACAGCGGCTCAGATGCAATTAGTGAGGAGGAATAATGGCTAAGGGAATACCAGTGCATAACGGTAGCGGAGGCGGCAAAGGAAATACGGGGCGTGGCGGTTGCGCCAATCCCGCCGGCGGAAGGAAAGGCAAGTAGGAGGGGTGAGATGCCTGGTTCACTGAAGGAGGCTCTATTGCAGGCGCTTGACGATGACAAGACGGCGACTGCGTGGCTGAAAGAATCGAAGAGCTACACGAAGCTGAATGAGGACGTTGGCAACGCTGTGAGGCAGCTATCTTCCGGCGATGCGTTCTCTTACGTCGTCGAGCTGTTCGATGACTTCGTTGTCTATGAGACGGGCGGGGATGGCAACGCGACGAAGTACTTCAAGGCGTTCTATACCATCGACGAAAGCGGCAAGGTGACATTGAGCGGCACGACGGAAGTGGAGAAGGTGACAGCCTATCCAGCGATGTCTGGAACCGAGGCTGGTAAACCGCTTACGGCTGTTGAACTTATGGAGTTAGGCCGCGCAGAGCGACAACGTGTTCTTAAAGAGGCAGCCGACTTAGCAGCGAGTGAATACGCGGCAGAGGCTGGTAAGCCTGAAGATATGACATTCGTCGAGCAGGCGGGGCAGCTTATCCCGTGGGAGGGGAAATGAAGTTCATCAACGAGGAAGGAATCGCACGGGTGCGGGTGATCAGTCCTGGCCAGGGATCATCGGCGTTCTACAAAGAGGATCAGCTTGCCCGTGATGCTAGTGCCTTCGACGGTGGTTTGGTGTTCATCGACCATCCGAGTAGGACGGAATCGAAAAACAGGCCGGAGAGATCATTGCGAGATTTTGTCGGTCCGGTTGTTGGAACTCCGATCTATGAGAAGGCTGGAGCGGCTGGCCCTGGGTTGTACGGCGACGTGAGGGTAGCGAAGCATTGGCGACCATTCCTAGAGGATCTAGGAGCCGACATTGGCGTGTCTATCCGTGCAGGCGGTTCGACTGTTATGGAGTCGCTCAACGGAAAGAAGACGAAGGTTGCTGAGAAGTTCAATCCTGGGGCGACGTTCGACTTTGTTACACAGGCTGGGCGCGGCGGAAAGATGGTAGCATTTGAAGCTGCAACTGCGGTTGCAGATGGAAAGGTAAACGAGTTCATGGAAGCGGCTGGCTTTGTCGAGAGTGATGGCAGGACAGAAGAAGCTCGATTCATGGAATGGTTGGACGAACCCAAAGGAGAGGGGGATAAGATGCCAGACACAAAGCTACAAGAACAGTTGACTGAATCCCAGGGCAAGGTAACGACCTTGACCCAGGAACGAGACACTGTTACGACGGAGCGAGACGCACTTCTTGAGAGCAACACGAAACTGGCTGAGGCGGCTGCCCTGCGTATCGCGCAAGACAAGATCGTTGAAGCACTTGCTGACAAGAAGCACGACAAGCTCCCTGACGTGACGAAGAAACGGCTGGTTGAATCGCTGACGAAGAGTGCGCCGATGAAGGATGGCAAGCTAGACGAAGCTGCTCTGGCTACTCTCATCGAAGAGGCAGTTAAGTCGGAGGGCGAATACGTCGAAAGTATCACCCACAAGAAGCCGGGAGTCTCCGGCATGGGCGACGGCGAGGCTATCCTTGAAGAGACGGCAGCGCACGACAAACGCGTGGCTGATAAAGCAGCGACGTACATGCGCGAGGGCAAGACGAAAGAAGATGCCACAGCGTTGGCAGAACGATTCTGGGGGGTGTAGGAAATGCCAGTTGACACATATGTAAACACTGGTCAGACGGCGGGTGAGGAAGCCAGCAGTGGCGGTGAGGGACGTGTACTGACATTTGAAGAGTCGGTGCTGACACACCCATACCATGCAGATGGATTTGTAGACGGTAAAGATCCAGTCGTATACGGAGACATTGTAGGTGTTGCGCTGAAAGGTGCTGCGGCTGCAACGGATAGGATTGCTATTGATACCGAGGGTATCTTTTGGTTGAACGTACTTGGTTCGATCAGCGACGATAGTGATGACGGTGTAGCTCAGGCACTTACGCCTGGGACTCCCATCTACATCAAGAAGACGCCTGGGACTGACACGTATATTCTGTCAGGACAGAGCGACCTAGTATCGTGGCAGCCTTTCGGCTACACGCTTTCGACGGTCACATCGTCCTTGACGGTTCCCACGTTGGTAGCTGTCAAAGTACATTGGGACCCGACCGAAGACGAGACGATTCAGAAGGGACTCTCTTCGGCTATGTGGGAATCTGATGCAGATGGTCATAGCTTCTTTAGTCTTCGAGCAGACGCTTCTAGCGTAACCGGCGATCACCGCTTGATCTATTCCGCGTTGACGCTCTCTGGAGCAGGTGCTTCAGGTGAGTCCGTCCGTGGCCGCACGATCGCTACGGCTGCACTTGCTGGCGGCGTACATGGTATGCACGGTGGCGTTGAACTTGGTACTGGCGGTTCAATCGCTGGGCTGGCTGCTGGCGTCCGTGGTACGTTCATGGCCCCAGATGCGGCACTCGCTGGAACTGGTCAAATCTTCGGTGGACTGTCTGAGCTGTACTCTTCTGGAGCAAGCACTGACTATTCAACTGCGCCACTGGTAGCTATCCATAGCTTTGAGATGAACGGTAACGCTACTGGAGCAGACACTGCGTTAAACGTATTCAACTTCTTAGGACTTGGAACTACAACGCAGTTCGTCGCAGCGACTAACACTGTGATTGACCACGCGCTCCAGGTTCAAGTCAATGGGACTACTTATTGGATCGGTCTTTACGACGCGACTTCCTAGTACCAAAATCTGAGCATCATGGAGGTGCGCGGATGAATGAGATTACGAACACCAATCTGGATACCAGACTGAATCAGATAGTGGCACGCCTCGGTGCGTTGGCCTACGAACGACGCGAGCATACGTTGCGGATGGAAGTGATCGACACTGAAGTGGGGCAGATGGAAGCTCAACGGGTGTTGATTGAAGCCACGCGCAACGACCTCGCAGTAGATCAACGTGACGAGGAAGGCAGACTGGAGAAGGAACGTGAGAATGACGAAGAAGAGCGGAAGCAAAGAACCGCAAAAGCAAAAGAGAAGAGGGAGAAAACCAAAAAAACGACACGAGAAAGGAAAGCTACAAGTTCGACGTGACGTAGGTAATCTCTCCAATGAGGACGGGTGAGGAAATGCCACAAACATATCAAGCAACCCCGACGCAGACGTTTGCGGAAGC